CCTAAAAATCTCATTTCTTTGGAGGAATCCTCATGGCTAAAGTAGTATATCGCGGAATCGAGTATGATACCCAGAAGCGTCTGGAGTATCAACAGCAAATGATGCAACAACCCCAACAATACAACGAAACCTATCGTGGTGTTAAGTTCGTAAAGGAGGGACATAAGTGATGCAGAAACTCAACGTGCTTCAACTCATTAAAGAGCAAAAGCAAAAAGAGCAACGTCGTCACCAAGCACTGCTTGCAAACGCAGGAGCAGGTAAGTGATTGCTACCATTGCAGCTATTGCAGGTGCATCAACAGCGTTCATTTATCTCATATATATTGAAGTTCTATTACTCAGTAAGTAGTGGAAAATTACCGTTACCACTATGATGATATGGACAAGGACAATAGAGGTCCTGCTTGTTATCTTTTAACATATCGTGGATGTCGCTATTGGTCTTGTTATCGAGTTCATCTGGTGGAATGGTTTGAAAGAATATTTAAGTCAGAGGGTTCTTGACGGACCCTCTTTTTTTGTGTATAATTACCTTTGTGAAGGTTCAATGAGATGGACAAAGAAAAGCTTAAGTTAATCATAAGGAACTTAGAATCTCTTGTTGACTGTTTGAAGTCAGAAGTGTATTCTGATACTGAATCCTACCTAAACTACGAGGACGTTGCTCCTCACATTGCAGACTATGACGAAATCTTTGAGGATGATGATGGATACCCAGATTGAAGAATTTGAGTTTATGAAACCAGAAGTAAAACTCATAAGTGTTACACCAGATGCAGAGAAGCATATGGCTTACTGTGCTCGTGTAAGTAATCCTGCTAACCAAGAGAATGAAAAGTTCTCTGGTTTGTTGAAGTATTGTATTCAACATCAGCATTGGAGTATCTTTGAGCAAGCTTCAATGACTGTAGAGATTAATACAACTCGTGGTATTGCAGCACAAATTCTTCGTCATAGGTCATTTACATATCAAGAATTTTCACAAAGGTATGCTGATAGTTCTCTTCTAGGAGATACTATCCCACTACCAGAACTTCGTCGTCAGGATACAAAGAATCGTCAGAATAGTATTGATGATGTAGATCCTTATACTACTCAAAAGTATCAGATTCTAATGCAGCATCATTTTGGTGAAGCAATGAAACTTTATCAGGATATGCTTGACGCTGGTATTGCCAAGGAATGTGCAAGGTTTGTATTGCCCTTAGCGACCCCTACACGCCTCTATATGACGGGTTCAGTAAGGTCTTGGATACATTATATTGATTTGCGTTCAGGGCATGGTACACAGAAGGAACACATGGATATTGCAAACGCAGTGAAGTGTATCTTTACTTGTCAGTTCCCTGCAGTATCTGAAGCACTTGGTTGGTCTCGTGATGGATGTTCTGATTGTGTTGATCCCCCATCTGTTATGATTGAATAAATATCCCTATAGTTTAATGATTTTTATGGCTGTATATCCTGTTATTAATAGAAAAACTGGTGAACAAAAAGAAATAACAATGAGTGTTCACGATTGGGATCAATGGAGAGAGGATAATCCTGATTGGGAAAGAGATTATTCAGACCCATCAACTTTCCCTAATTTTGGAGAAGTTGGTGAGGTTTACGATAAACTTAAGAAATCTCACCCAGGATGGAATGATGTTCTTCACAAAGCATCAAAAGCACCTGGATCCAAAGTAAAACCAATCTGAACTAGACATGCCTTCAAAAAGAAATTCTCCTAAGTCTCCAGTACCTTTTGGAATGAGCAATAAGCAAATGAAAAGGAAAAAGCCAATCAATACTGATTTGATGAGGAAGATTGAGCCTCTTACTGATAATCAAGAGGAACTCTTTCGATGCTACAAACTAGATCAAAACCTTGTAGCATATGGTTGTGCAGGTACTGGTAAAACTTTTATCACTCTTTATAATGCTCTAAGAGATGTACTTGACGAGAGAACCCCTTACGAAAAAATTTATATTGTACGTTCCCTTGTGGCAACTAGGGAGATTGGTTTTCTTCCGGGTGATCATGAGGATAAGTCCTCTCTTTATCAGATTCCGTATAAGAATATGGTAAAGTATATGTTTGAGATGCCAACAGAAGCTGACTTTGAAATGCTTTATGGCAATCTTAAAACTCAAGGTACAATCAGTTTCTGGAGCACTTCTTTTATTCGTGGTACTACTCTTGATAATGCAATTATCATTGTAGATGAATTTCAAAACTTGAACTATCATGAACTTGATAGTATAATTACTCGTGTAGGTGAGAATAGTAAGATCATGTTCTGTGGTGATGCCACTCAATCTGACCTTATTAAGACGAATGAAAAGAATGGAATTGTCGATTTCATGAAGGTTCTTCGCATCATGCCTTCAATTGATATTATTGAATTTGGAGTTGAAGATATTGTTCGCTCTGGATTGGTGAAAGAATACATCATGGCAAAAATGGAAATCGGAGTATGAGTTTTATTCATCATAATTATCTGGGTGATATTGAATTAAATTGCAAAACAACAGAAAGCATCCGTCTCTATGAAATTCCTACTGGAGATTGGGTGCCTTCTATTACATCTGTCACTTCTTTTTACAATCGACAAATCTTTGCTGATTGGAGAAAGCGTGTAGGTATTGAAGAAGCAAATCGTATTACAAAAAAGGCAACAGCAAGAGGAACAGATTTTCACCAAGTCTGTCAGGACTATCTTGAAAATAAAGAGTTGAACTGGGATGATTATCAACTCCTAACAAAACATATGTTTTTTCATGCAAAACCATACCTGGATAAGATAAATAATATTCACGCAATCGAGAGAACTCTTTACTCAGAATATCTTGGTCTTGCGGGAAGAGTAGACTGTATCGCAGAGTATGAAGGAGAACTTGCAGTCATTGACTTCAAGACTTCTGAAAAAATTAAACCAGAAAAATGGATTGAAAATTATTTCGTGCAAGAAACATTTTATGCAGCCGCATATTATGAACTAACTGGAAAAGTAGTTAAGAAACTTATTACATTAATGGTAACTCCTGGTGGAGAAGTTCAAGTATTTGACAAAAGGAACAAAGGGGATTATATTAAGTTATTAGTTCGTTATATTAAAGAATTTGTACATCACAATACTGGGTCAGATGGAGAATGAATTAGAAAAAGCATTAGAAAATAAGTTCTTTTGTCCATCAAGGTTCGCACAAGAGATTGAAAACCTTGTGCAAATTAATCCAGAAATGAACTATATTGATGCTATTGTTCATTTCTGCGAGCAAAATAATATTGATTTGGAATCAGTTCCTAAACTTATTTCTAAGCCATTGAAGGAAAAGATTAAGTATGAAGCAATGGAACTTAACTTTCTAAAGAAAACTTCCCGCGCAAAATTAGTTTTTTGAATGATGCCTGTTGATGCTTATCGTTGTTATCTGTCTTTAAAGAATCACTTTACTAAAGACAGTTATGATTATCACAAGTACTGTGGTAAGAGTCGCGCTACAGTACAATCTTTCTACAAACGTAAAGATAGATTTTGGTTCGAGAAAGTATCAAGACAAAAGACAGACCAAGAAATCGTTGAATTTTTCGTATCAAATTTTGTTGCATGTACTGATCCCAGCAAATTGTGGATTGGTGAAATGATGCGTGAGGGTGAAGATAGATATGAATCTTGGAAAAAGAGAAACCAGTCTCTTTCTTATGTTTTCAAAGAAGAAACTCAGAGTTTATTTGAAGACCAAAAAGTAGATGAAGTTTTTGATTGCTCTAAAGGTCATCCACCCATTCTTAAAAATTTCCTGAGCGGGAAGATTAGCCCCGAAACTATGGTAATATGTGATAAGATTTTCCTGTTCGGGAAAGATTTTGATAGGAAACTTCAAGACCCTGTGTGGGAAACCGTCAGTCGTAGACTTAAAAAATATTCTTCATTTCTAAATATTGATGTACCACGTTATAAGAATATTTTGAAAGAAATTATTCTTAAAGGAAAATGAGTTTCTTTAATTCTGAAGTTGTCCGTGCAGAGATGACTGAAATCAGTGAACTACAAGAAGAGGTTTATCAAAACGTCTTCAAGTTTCCTTCAATGACAAAGGAAGAAAAACTACATCATGTAAATATTCTAGAAAAACTTCTTGATAAACAAAAAGTTCTTTATACTCGTTTGAGTCTATCTGATGACCCAGAAGCGATTCAAATGAAAGAACGTATTACAGAGTCTGCATCAATGATGGGCCTTCCTCCCAACGTTGATATGAATGTCATCTTTAACAATATGTCTCAGATGCTAGATGTCATGAAGCAGCAGATTGACAAGACAGGTTCCGACCTGTAGAATAACAAGGTACACAAAGGCCAAATCCGTACAAATAAGAGGTAATCCAATGTCTTTTTCTGATCTTAAGAAGCAATCTTCTCTTGGTTCGTTGACTTCCAAACTGGTAAAGGAAGTAGAGAAGATGAGCAATACTTCTGGTGGCGCTGATGAGCGTCTCTGGAAACCTGAAATGGATAAAACTGGTAATGGTTTCGCAGTTATCCGTTTCCTTCCTGCACCTGAGGGAGAAGAACTTCCCTGGGCAAAACTCTATACTCATGCCTTCCAAGGTCCTGGTGGTTGGTATATTGAAAACTCTCTGACTACAGTTGGTCAGAAAGATCCTGTGTCCGAGCACAATCGTGAACTCTGGAACAGTGGTAGTGATGCTGATAAAGAAACTGTTCGTAAGCAGAAGCGTAAGCTTTCTTATTACAGCAACATCTATGTTGTAAAGGATCCTGCTAATCCTCAAAACGAAGGTAAAGTCTTCCTGTTCAAGTATGGTAAGAAAATCTTTGATAAGATTATGGAAGCAATGCAACCTGAGTTTGAGGATGAAACTCCTATCAATCCTTTTGACTTCTGGCAAGGTGCTAACTTCAAACTCAAAATCGTAAAGAAAGATGGGTATTGGAATTACGACAAGTCGGAGTTTGACCGAGTTGCACCACTGCTGGATGACGATGATGCTCTTGAAGCCGTCTGGAAGAAAGAGTATTCTCTGGCAGCAGTAACTGCTCCTGACCAGTTCAAGTCTTATGAAGATCTTGAGAAGCGTCTGAAGTATGTTCTAGGTCAAAAGTCTGCTAATCGTCCTCGTCTGGATGAAGAGGTAGATAATGAAGATAATGATCGTGGCAGTTATACTCCCGACTTTACTTCACGTCGTCCTGAACCAGAACTTCCTACTGTAAGTTCTTCTAATGATGAAGACGAAGATGATGCACTCTCATACTTCCAGCGTCTTGCTGAAGAATGATTAGTGGAATAATCTAATATTTTCTCCTCTCTTCAAGGTGTCGCTTACATACTGAGCGCCACCTTTTTTGTATTTGAAGATAGATTCTAAGTCTCTGAATACAACAGTTAAGTATCTTGGTTTAAGTAGAAAAATATTTCTCTTATCATCTTCAAGTTTCTGTTCGTATTGATAGTTGGTAACTTCTCTTGTGATATTTGATACTGTTACTTTTCTTTCTAATCTAGGGTCAAAGTAACTTGTAGAAAAATCAGAATCAACTATAAGACCTTCTGGAATAATTACAATTCCATCTGTATTTTTTACTTCAACTGTTTCATAATGTTTGGTTGCATTGATGTTTTGGAATGTTCCATACTTTTCAAACAGATAATTTTCAAACGAATCTTGAGTTAATGGCCATTCTGTTTGAATATTCAAAATATTATTTGAAAGTAGAACAACCCAATCTAAAGTTGGATCACCATAAACTTTAACAGCAACATTATCAGGTCTCTCATTGCCAATTATTTTATATTTCTCAAAGAACTGTAGATTATTAAAAATGTCTTCTCTTATCTTTCCTCTTTTGAAAAGATTTTTCACCGTCTGATAATCAGATATTCTCTGACTATCTTTATTCCTATTAACGTAATCGAAGTCTGGAACTCTACGGAAGTAGTTTGACATATTAGAATCCTATTTCGTCTAAAGATATATCTTTATATTGGTCATTATATATTGGTTCAAGTTCACTGAATCTTAGTGAAAGTTGATATGATGTCATTGTTTTTGCTTCATCATTAAATGTCATATACGTACCATCTGGGGTATAATCTACATCACACCCCAATAATGCACATTTCTTAATTCTTGGAAGTGACTTGTGTTGTGCGTCATTAGACAAATATTGAATAGTGAATATGTTTGGTGATTTTAAAAATACTCCTTGTGAAGCAATTTTTACTGCCATTCCTTGTTTAAAAAATCTAATAATTCTTCTTACATTTCCAGCTTCTTCTCTACTTCTTGGGGATAATCTAAACGTAAAGGTAAAAGACCTTAGAGTTGGTCCGTTGAAAAGTAACTCTAAATTCGGATTCAAAATTGCACCACTACTTCTGGATAGTAATCCCTGAATTCCTACTGCTTCCTGTGCAAGATATGTATTAATTGCTGTTCTAATATTTGGGTCATTACTAGCTAATTTTAAGTCTTTTAACACTCTTGGAAGCAAATCACCTACTTTATTTCCTAAACCAGGACCACTAGATATTCCTTCAAGAGCTAATGATGCCAGATATGCATCTTTTGCATCAAGATTTGCTCCTCCCCAATCAACACCATTACTATCTGTTATTCCTGATTGAATTGGTAGAGTGACGGTTCCTTCTATTTTTGTTCCTTCTCTTCTATTGCCTAATGGATTTAATATATTTCCTCCGACTGGGTTAATATTTCTACCCTCATTTGTCTCCATTTTAAATTTTATACAATCCTGATTTGCGGGGTTTAGTTTAGATGGATATCTCAGGTTATCTTCTGATCCGAACCCACCTTCTGGACCTTCAAAATCTGCAGAAATTCTTGCGTTAAGGGGTAATCCTTCCAACTCAGATACATCTAATTGAGTGTCTCCCGGTGGTGTAGGTATTCCTCCAGGAGTAGCAGTATTTGGTCTTATTAACTGGGTTGCTTCTTGTTGAGATACACCTGAGTTAACTACAGTTTCTATTCCTTTATCTTTAACTAACTTTTGACCTGCAGCAGTTGCAAAAAACCTTATTTCATCTGGATTTGCTGTGGTGCTAGGTTGAAAAGAATTTTCCAATGGTATAAATCCAATTGTTCTATCACCATCTGTTCCTTGAATGTTTCCTTGAAGTGTTTTAGTTTTTATTGTTATTCTTCCCTTGTTTGGACCATCTCTATCAACTAGAAGATAATAGTCTGTGGTTCCAAGATTTCCTCCGGGTCTAAATGGATTTTTATCTCTGCTTCCAGAAGTTGCCATCAGAATACCTCCCTACCCGCAAGAGGATTAATCATCTCAATTTTTTGTAGAGTATGAGACATTTATACTGGTTTTTTATTTATTTAGT